TACAACAAAGACTACGAGATGGAGTTCGACGATGCCACTCGACTCCAGAATATGGAAGGAAATCTCAAGTTCCTCGAAGAAGCAAAAAACGAGATTGAGAATTTTGGACCTAATCCTGCGCTTATCGGTCAGGGTCTTGAATATAAGTCAGGCCGCGCAATTTCACTTCTTCAGCAGGCAGGCATCGCTGAGCTGGGCCCACTTATTATTAGCTACCGACACTGGAAGCTCGACCTCTACCGCTGCGTCTGGTGCGCAATCAAGCGGTACTGGACAGGGGAGCGCTGGATCAGAATCGTCGACGACGAAGGAATCGCCCAATTCGTAGCTATCAATCAGCTTCAAGCTGATCCGATGACGGGCATTCCAAGAATGATTAACCAAATCGGGAAACTCGACGTTAACATCATCTTCGACGAGGGCAAAGACGAAGTTAATATGATGGCTGACGCCTACGACACTCTCGGGGCGATGGCCACTCAGGGCGCAAACGTCCCGCCAGACATCTTGATCGAGCTTGCCCCATTGCAAGCAAGCGTGAAGCGCAAGTTGCTGGCGAAGCTTCAGCCCGATCCGCAGGCGGTTCAACAGCAACAGCAAACTCAAATGCTTGCGATGGAAAATGCTATCGCCCAAATCAAAAAGGCCCTTTCTGAGGTTCAATTGAACCTGGCGAAAGCCCAACAGGCCGCGGCCTCTACCCAGCCCGATCCTCGAGAAATGCTCACGCGCGAATATGATCGCCGCACTCATCTTGAGGCCGAGGCTATCAAGCAATCAGGTTCCATGAACCTGGAGAACCAAAAGCACTCCAACAAAATGACCGAGATGATCGCTGGCGATACCGCAGACCATCTCGGTCACATGCGTACTATGCGCGAGAAGCGGTTTGATGCGGCTGCAGCGCAGCCTCAGGCGGGGCTTTAGCGCTCGGCCCTGGCGGGCAAGCCGGGAGCGCTCGCCAGGGCCTCTAAAAGGAGGATGTGATGCCACTGGTTAAAGGCGGTTCCAAAGAGGCGATTGGCAAGAATATCGGCATCGAAGAAGCTGCGGGAAAGCCGCACAAACAAGCTATCGCCATCGCGCTCAGCGTCGCCCGTAAAGCGGGTGCGAAAATTCCGCGGAAGTCCAGGGTCGATGACCTCAAATCGGGAGACATGAAATGAAGCTCAACAGCGAACCCCTTCCACGGCCGGTTATAGCGCTGCTTCTAGCGCTTGCGCTTGCGATTGGTATCTGTGCCGGAATGGCCACTCCATCGCCCGGAGCGGACAGGGGCGTGGCTGGAATGGGCGGAGCCCTCGTCTACGATCGCGGGGATGGAACTGGAGGGCTCTACACAGAGAGTTTCAATGGGTTTCCCTGGGATGCAACGCCCGTTACCGGAAGTTCTGGTAACGTCGCAGCGGCGACAGCGGCGGCTTCACTTCCGGGTGTGGCTGGTCGGACTAATTACGTTTGTGGCTTTGCTCTCACGTCGGGCGGCGCAACCGCAGCGGCCACGGTCAATGTCACGCTAACGGGCGTGATTACAGGGACGATGACCTTCAACCACGGTGCTCAGACGGGCGCGGGCGTGCCCAGCAGTCCAACGATCGTGAGCTTTTCCCGTTGTGTTCCCGCCTCAGCGGCGAATACCGCTATCACAGTTTCGATGCCCTCTTTGGGTACTGGCAACACGAACGCCAGTGCCAACATTTGGGGGTTTCTAAAGTAATCGGTTAGCGACACGAAACGTCGCTCGCGAACGCCCAGCGTTATTGGCGGTTGATCGTACCTCCACGAAACGGAGGAGAGGGAAAGATGGCAGAAACTACCGAAGTAAAACCGCTCGAGTCTCTCGAAGGTATCGATGCAGCGATCTTTGAAGAAATCGCTGGAAAGATTCCAAAAACCGAGCCAGAGCCAGAACCAACGGTCGAGGCGAAAGCCCCAGAACCTACAGTAGAACCCGTGGTTCAGCCTGCGGCTACGTCGCCGAAGCCTGAGGACACTGTCCCTTCTTGGCGCCTGCGCGAGGTCTCTGACCGCGCTAGGGCGTCCGAGGAGAATGCCAGGGTTCTCCGGGACCGACTCGATACTATCGAAGCGCACTTACGCCAAGCCGCTGGGGCTGAGGCAAAGCCTCCAAACTTCTTTGAGGACCCTGACGGTGCGGTGGAAGCGGCGATCGTTAAAGTGCTTGGACCGGTTCTCCAGAATGTCAACAAGCAAATGGTCACTATGTGGCGGCCGATTGCTGAGGGTATTCATGGGGCCGAAGCTGTTGCCGAAGCCGAAAAGGCTTTCCTTCAGGCATTCGACAACAAGAGTATCGATCCGGCCGACTACGAGAGAATCGTTGGTTCCAACAATCGCTGGGACGCGCTCACGCGCTGGCATAAGAAGCAAAAGATTTATGCTGACGTGGGCGATAACCCGGAGGCTTGGTTCGAGAAGCGCCTCACTGAGCGTTTCGCCGACCCAAAGTTTCAGGCCCAGGTGTTCGAGCGGCTTCGTGGCGCAGTTACGCCATCTCCAACCACTGAAGTTCGTTTGCCGCCTACTCTGAGCGGAGATTCCTCTGCTCGGCGCCGCGTGGTGAATAGCGGTGAAATGCCGTCGGATGCTGATCTTTTCGCGGCAGCTATCGCACGACCAACTCGCTAAGAGGGAGTTATGGCTTTTACTGTCACTCAGGCCAACAACAAACTCATTCAGTTCACGACTGAGATCAATCGTGAATTTGTCCGAGGGAACTTGTTCTCGCCCTACATGGGTACGGCGCTGAACTCGATCATTCGGATCAGGAATGAGCTAAAAGCTGGCGGTGAGGATATGAATATCCCCATCGTCACTCGACTTCTCGGCACAGGTGTCGCAACAGGCACCCTAGTCGGGAACGAAGAAAAGATCGATAACTACGGTATGCGGCTCCGTATGGAGTGGGCACGGCACGCCGTAGTGACCAACAAGAAAGAGCAGCAAGTCGACTCTGCTGCTGTTTTCAACGAGGCAAGACCCCTGTTACAGGACTGGGGCCAGGAGCTTCAGCGCGACGAGCTGATCGCCGCATTCATGGCGCTCCCGACGGAAACCCTCCCCACCAGTGGTGGGGGAGTTCGTGTGAACGGTATTCTTTACGATACTGCTACTGCGGGTCAGAAGAACACCTGGCAGACGGACAATTCCGATCGAATTCTCTTTGGGAATTCGACGGCCAATCTCGTTGCTGGCAACCACGCGAGTTCGCTCGCGAACTGCGATACTACCAACGACAAGTTCACCAGTTCGAACCTGTCACTGTTGAAACGTGTTGCTATGAACGCCAATCCGAAGATTCGTCCCTTCAAGACGGATGACGGATACGAGTACTACGTGACGTTCGCGGGAACCAATCCTTTCAGAGATCTGAAGATCGACCTTCAGACTGTGAACAAGGATGCTCGGGCGCGTGAACAGAATGGGATGGATAAGAATCCACTCTTTCAAGATGGCGACCAGATCTACGACGGTGCGATTGTTCGGCAGGTGCCGGAAATCTCCCAGTTCGTTACTTCGGTCTGGACCTCGTTGCTTACGGCTGGTGCCGGTGGCACCACTCGGGTCGAGCCCGTGTTCCTCTGCGGTCAGCAGGCCGCAGTGTTCGGCTGGGGCCAAATGGCGAAGCCTACGTTCCGGACTGAAACCGACTACGGTTTCATCACCGGCACTGGCATTGAGATGGCCTACGGCGTGAGCAAGATGTTCAAGAAGCATCCTATGGATGGCACCGCCCTGAAGCAGTGGGGCGTTGTCACCGGCTTCTTCGCATCGGCTTCGGACTAAAGGAGAAAAACAATGGGTAGCAATTCTCCGAATCTCACCAATAAGCCCGCTCGCGAAGCGGGCTATCAAACGCCCCAACAGATCTCCGGGCGTCACACTCTGACCGGCGCGGACACTCCTGCCGCTACGCTTATCGGCAGGGTGCCCGCAGGTTCTGTTGTCTACGGTATTGCGTCTCGTGTGGTGACAGCTGTTACTGGCGGTACTCCAGTTTTAGGTGTTGGCACATCGACTGCAACTGTAGGCACCAACGGAAATATCAATGCTGTGATGGCAGAGGCCGCGGGCAGTGAATTTCTCGTCCCATCGACAACTGTCGTGCAGCCTCTTGCCAATGATACAGATTTCTATGTTGGCACTACTGGCGGTGCGACCGCTGGTGATGTTATCATCGGAATCATGTACTTTAAGCCGGTGGCTTAAGACAGGTTCCTGCAAAGGAACCCTGTTCGGTTGGGTGGGGCGAAATCCCCACCCATTTTGAGGTAAATGAGGCAATCTAGGATAACTCAGGGCTACATTTAGATGACCGATTTCGCTGAGTTACGCCCAGGGGCGATGAAATCTCAGGATTTCAACGACACTTTTGCGGCTCGCGGCGATGAATTCTCGCCAAATGCGATTGATCCACAGGAATTTAAGGGTGAAAGTGCCAAAGACATCAAAATAGTCACCCCCTTAAGCACTTTTAGCGGAAAATACTACCCTCAAAAGTTTTCCAAGAAGCCAAACATCCCGCAGGGCGGGAAATTCAAGAAATCTCCCCTCGGCGACTTCGAATCTGAGGACACTACATCGATGCTTCAGCCGTCGGAGACAGCATTTCCGCCGCAGAAACGTGAACTTTCCAAAGCTGGGAAGATCGAGGATGCTATGGCGCAGCTAATTTCTGGCGCCGCCGGTGGAGTTGGCGATATTGTCAGCTTTCCGCGACAAATGGCAGACCTGGTGAATACGGCCACTGGCCGAAACACAATCCCTCGGGATTGGCTCGCGGCGCTTCCGTCAAAAGCCGACGTAGGTCAGTTTGCTATGGCAAATCAGCGGTTTATTCCGTTGCCAGCTGAGCAAGTCCAGCGGATAGGCGAAGAACCGCTCTCGTCGGGAGGCGATTACGCCAAGTCTTTCGGTGGTTATATCCCCTACTCGGTCGGCGGGAGCGTCCCCGGCCTTCGAGCCATTCTTGCCAAGATTTGGCGAGCCCAATCACTCATGCCATAGGAGACTAGAATGAAAGCAGAAATCACTTGGCTCGGCGAAGATGAGCTTCACGGCGAGGAAACCAGCGGGCCGAAGTCGGCTGAGTGGCGAGGAATTCGCTTCGAAAAAGGCAAGCCAGTCAAGGTCGAGTCTCGATACTTCATCGAGAAGGCCAAGGCCAATCCCTTTTTCAAGGTCGACGTTATCGAGGAGGCTAAAGAGGGCGAGTCTTCCGCTCCGCCCGCGGCCGAACAGTCTTCGACGAAATCGACTTCTTCGGTTTCCCCTAATCAAACCGCGTCCAAAGAAGCGCCCAAGCCCGGGCTGAAGCGGCCGTCATGAGTTTTATTTCCTCGTCGTCACCTGGCTTGAGAGCCAGGGCAGTTCCGCAGTTCCCGGCGAGAGTGATCGCCAACAGTCCACTTGCTCTTACTATAAGTGGACTGACCTATACCTTTGATTTCAATGCTGCCGGGGCGAACTTCTCTACCCTTAATATCGCTACTAACGGAGTCATCAACTTCGGCGGCGGCGATGTTCTCTTGACGTTCACGCCGAACGATATCTCGTGGACCGGAGCCACAAACTACCGCTTCGATGCGCAGGTGAACATTGGTGGAACCTGTAATCTGCTCAACGGCAAACTTCAGTTCCCGGCCATTCAGGCTCCCTCGGCTGACCCGAATTGCCTCGACGATTACGAAGAGGGTACGTGGACTCCGGTTTTGACCTTCGTGACCCCCGGAAATCTGGTAGTCGCGTATTCTGTTCAGCTGGGTGGTTACGTTAAGGTCGGAAAGAAGGTCACGGTCAACTTCAATATCACGACCAGTACCTTCACTTTCACGACCGCGAGCGGAAATCTTCAAGTCATCGGTCTGCCATTCACTAGCGAAAATACGGTTGTAGCAGTTGGTCCACTGCTGTGGCGCGGGATCACCAAGGCATCATACACGCAGGTTAACGCTTACTTGGCGGCGAATAGTAACGTCGTCAATCTTACCGCTTCGGGTTCTGCCCAGGCCGATGTTCTCATTACCGCCGCCGACACTCCAACAGCAGGAACTGTGAGACTTTGCGGTTCCATAACCTACACGGTCCCATAATGGAACTTGTAAAGACCAGACTGCAACTGATCAACGAAGCGGCTTCGAAGCTTCAGATCGTCGGCGATGGTCAGCCACTGGATGCCGAGTCCGAAGGAAAACTCGACGATAAGATTGATGCACTGCTATTGCAGCTTGCATCCGAGCGAATTGCTGAGGTAGCGAATGATGAGGCTATTCCTTCAGATTGGTTTGATCCGATCGCGAGTTTGCTCGCAAATCGGGCTCGTTCCGATTTCGGTCAGCAATTCGATCCGGGACTAGACCAGTACCAAAAAGCGCTTCTGAAGAAGGTTGTTTCGGGGCGGCCCTCATATGCGGTGCAGGAAGCTGAGTACTTTTAATGGATAATCCAGTCGATATTCCATTCCCGCCTTCTTCGACTCCTGGTCGAAAACCCCAGGAAGCGGGTGGACAATTAATCAACGGTTTCTTTGAAACTCCGCCTGAAGGCGCGGGATCAGATACTTTGTGGGTGCGATCACCCGGACTTCGCCAGATTCTCGATGCCACATCACTCAGTGTGAATAACATTCACACTAGGGGTTTTCTGGATTGTGGCTCGACAATGCTGTGGATGGTCAACAATCGAGTTCTTGCGGTCACGCGCTCAGGATCAGTGTTTACGGTTGCTGATGTGGGAGCACTTTCCGGCAGTTTACCAGTTACGGTTGCGCGCAACAATAACGCTGTTCCACAGAACCTTGTCGTGACCGACAATGGATGCTTTAATTTGTTTACAGGGTCTGCCCCGACCGCGTTTGCTGATCTTGATCTTCCAGCTAATCCAACGAGTGTCTGTTTCACAGATGGATATTTTGTGTGGAGCTTCGGCGACGGAAGAATCTTCGCGAGTGATCTTAACGCCGTCAGCGTTGCGGCGAATTCGTTCAACACTGAGCAGGCGCTTTTCGTAAAGCGCGTTATTCCTTTTGCTGGGCGACTGTTTGCGTTCGGGAATAAGTGGACGGGGGTTTACAAGAATGCTGGGCTTTCGCCGTTCCCGTTCTCGCGGGAAGTCCAGATTCCTCGCGGTATCATTGGAACTCACGCCATCTCAGGCGCTGATGTAGGGTGGGCAAATGAACTCATCTGGGCAGCCGACGATTTCATCGTCTACAGACTCAATGGATACACCCCCGTTCCGCTATCCAATGATGATGTTAGCCGAAGCATTGAGGCTTCAGTTCTGGCTGGGCACGCTGACAACCTGGAAGCTTCAGTGTATATGTATGGAAGAAATATTTTTTGGGTTCTCACCGATCCCGATAACTGGACGTGGGAGTTCAACCTCTTCTCGCAGCGCTGGAACCAGCGGCAAAGCTCCCTGCGAGACGATTGGCGAGGGCGGCGATCCATTCGGATGTTCGATCGCTGGCTTATGGGAGAAATAACCGGAGGGAAGCTTTTCGAGGTTACAGGGGACTATTTCCGCGAGGCGTCCGATCCGCTCCTCTGGAGCGTGATTAGCGGCCTGGTTTCGGGCTTTCCAAATGGCATGGTCATTCCTGAAGCGGCCTTCGGGCTCACTGTGGGTGTCGGCTCGCTCGACACTGAAGATGATCCTCAAGTTCGCATATCTTGGTCTCTGGATGGCGGCGCTAGTTATGGGAATCCGATACTGCGCCGACTTGGAGGTCCGGGGGAAACTAACGGCATCGTCAGGGTCCGAAATTGCGGTCTCTCTAGAGGTCAGGGAGTGAGGTTCAAACTTGAGATCTCCGATCCAGTCCACGTTGGACTTTCGGGCGGAAGAATAAATCCAGTTTTGAGGACAACTGGATGACCATTCTCAGCGAAATCCATGCTCTCGTCGACAAATTCGGTCTTTTTGATCGAGAATGGTTCACATACTTCAAGAACCTGGACACGAGCGTCGCCAGCAACACGACTAACATTGCCAGCAATACGGCTAATATAGCCCTGTTACAGCTTCGGTTCGGCTATTCAAGCTCTATGTTGAATGGCACACTGGTTGCCACGGTTGCCTCGAACAATCTAACAGTGGCTATTAAAACGCTTGCCGGTAATGATCCGAGTGTTACCGATCCGGTATATCTGATTTTTCGCAATTCTAACACGACCTTAGGTAACTTCACTGTTATTACGCTTACCGCCGCCTTCAGTTTTACTGTTAACAGCGGCAACACTTTGGGGTTCGCTAATGCCATTCCAGGGCGCTTGTGGGTTGTAGCGTTCAATGACGCAGGAACCGCAAGACTTGGTTTAATCAACTGTGTAAATGGTTATTCTTTTCCCGCCGGGGTCTATCCTCTCTATGAGGGAGATCAGTTTGTAAATTCTACTGGGGGTAATGGAGGTAATAGTAGCGGGGTATTTTACACCGGAACCGCGGTTACTGCAAAACCTTATATAATCCTTGGCTATCTCGAATGGAATTCTGCACTTGCGACCGCGGGTACTTGGAATGCTACTCCTGGGTATATTGCTCTCTTTGGTCCGGGCGTGAAAAAGCCAGGAGACGTCGTTCAATCTACTTTTGGTGCGACTGGTGTTCAATCTTCAACAACAGGAACTTCATTTGTGTCTTCGGCTACAAGTGCTTCTATAAATGTATCAAGCGCAGTAAACCCTGTTAGGGCGCGATCCAGTGTTAATACAGGCGTTGACAATAGTGGAAATTACTGTCAAATTCAACTGTATGATGGCTCTAACGCTATTTCTAGTGCTTTTACAGCTTTGTGTACCACGGGTTCAGTTTTCAGAACTGGTTTCATATTGGAGGCTGCTGATTATCCAGGAGCTGGATCACATACATACGTTATCAAATTTGCATCTGGTACAGCAGGGCAGAATGCGGTCTGTGGTCCTGGAACAATGTTCATAGATGAAATCATGGGATAGATAAAATGGCAACATTTGGTCCTACGTTTTTTAATGAAGTTTTAGCCGCCGGTTTAGGAGGCCTTACGTTTGCGTGGACTGGGGATGGACAAATTTTTGGCCGCGAAAATCTCACAGCTGCACAGAATTCTACACTGGATGGGGTTATTGCTGCTCATAATCCAGCGGCTACTGCGATACCAACCGAAATTAGTGAGCGTCAATGGTATCACGCTTTAGCTACTTATCAACCCACCAGGACTCCACCCGCGAATGGTGGAGTAATTACCAAACAGGAAGCTATCGACGCTTTAGGTAAAGGAATGGTTCCAGCTGCAATGCAGCCATTTATTAGTTCATTACCGGCAAATAAACAGTTCGATGCCCAAATGCGCTTTGTTGGCGCTCTTCGAGTTGGTCGAGATTCCGATCTTGTAAAACAATTTACAGCTTTTATGGGTTGGAATTCTAAACAATCAGATGATCTTTTTCGCTACGCGATGACTCTGTAGGAGGTAAGAATGGCTATTTTTGATGTTTTAACTGGAGGCGCTACCGGGAAGGCCGCGAAGGTCTCTCAGCAGTTTACCCAACAGCAGATGGATTACATCCGTAATCTACTGCAGACGGGACAGTCTCAAGGCATCAATGCGCTTCAAAGCGGCGCTACGCAAGCCCAGGATATTCTTTCAGGGGCGTTGCCACAGGCTACTGGCGCCGTAACTAGTGGAGTCGATGCTGCAAGGGCGGCACTAACTGGCGGCACTACCGCCGCCACCAACGCGATTTCTGGGCAGGGAATTCCGCAATCTCTGGCATATCTGAGCAGCACCCTCGGTCCCGCTATTGATCGGACCACTTCTGGCGCAGATATGTATGCTGATCTTATGGGGCTCAACGGTCCCGAAGGGACTGCCAGGGCAACCGCGGCCTTCAAGGCTGGACCCGCGTACAACTTCGATCTCAGCCAAGGCCTCGAGGCTATCAATCGACGAAGGGCGATGGCTGGGGAACTCGCCGGAGGTAACGCTGATCGAGAGGCGCAAGATTATGGCGCCGGGCTGGCCTCGAACGAGTTCGGTAACTACCGAACCGCGCTTGGCGTTTACAATCCGCTTGAAGCAAACTTGCGAACAACTGCAGGGACTACAGGTTCCAACATCATCAACCAGGGTTACAGCAAAATCGCCGATTTACTCTCGCAGGGTGGAATTAATCTGTCCAACCTCGAGAGCGGCTCGGGTTCGACATTAGCGAATTTGATTTCTAAATTCGCTGGAGCCCAAGCCGGGATTCCTGAGGATACCGCTACGCGGATCGCGAACCTGATCTCGGCTACTTCTGGCCAACAGGTTAGTTCCACTGACGCACTGACCAAGAACCTCACCGACGCCCTGATTACTGGCGGTAAGGCTTCAGATCAGGGTTCGAAGAACTTACTTGATCTTATTGGCAGTGGTATTTCGGGACTTGCGGGAGCCGAACCGGGAACCTTCCTTGGTAACATCCTCGGGCTGAAGGCAGCAACCTAATGGCTATTCCAGGGCAAAATGTAGATTTCAGCTGGCTGGCTAACTTGCCAGCCACTTGGGATGAGGCGCAGGCGCGAGCCGACGTTCGTGGGGCTTTGAAGGGCCTTGATACGTCTGATCCAGACGCGCTCGATGCGGCTGCAAGAGCACTGCTGCGCAGTGGACGAGATAAGAGCATTCAGCTTGGGATCAATCTTTCGGCGCTCGCATCGAAGCGGCGGGAACTTGAACAGGAACAGAGTACAGCTGGAACGATCGGAAAATTCCTCAGTGGAGTACCTACAGGCACCGCTCCGACTGGTGGAATTCCACAGCCTCCAGGGATTATCAAGAGTTCGATTGACGAACACGCTGCCAGAACGGGAGTCGATCCTGAGATACTCACCCGACAAGTTTATCAAGAGAGCGGCTACAATCCGAATGCTACGGGTGCTGCTGGCGAGCGAGGCGTATCGCAGTTTATCCCTGCGACGGCGAAAGAATATAACGTCGACACGTCGAGCGTCTCGGATTCTATCCGAGGTCAAGCGGACTATATGCGAGATCTAACCAAGAAATATAACGGTAATACTGGACTCGCTTTAGCGGCATATAACGCCGGGCCAGGGAAGGTCGATGATTATCTGTCTGGTAAGATTTCGGCGCTGCCGCAGATCACCCAGAACTATGTCAGATCTATTACTGGGAGGCCGATCGAAGATTGGACTCAACAAACCCCTAGCGTCGCACAAGCGGGACCAGTTATTCGACAGCAGCCGACGGTTTCTCCAGATATCCAAAGGCAGATCGCCGAGACCAGTGCTGCGATGGGAATGCCTGGAATAAAGAAGGGTCAGATTGACGCGCTGGGGGAGAGATTAAAGTTTCTTTATGGTCAGGCGGCGAAGCCGACTCCTGAGGAAGAGGCTGCTCTTGCCCGCGCTCGGCGAACACCGCCAGAGGAGGCCGGGGCTTCGGCTGCGGCAACAACACTGGCTACCGGCGAGAAAGAAGAATTCAATAAAGAGATGGCCAGCCATGAGGCTAACGCCGCATCGGCAGAAAAGATTCTCCAGACGACCGGCCGAATGCAGAGTATTATGGAAAGGCCGGAGTTTGTCTCCGGCCTCGGGACCACTACAGTGGCAGGGGCTGCTAGCGGCGCGCTTTCAGTCGCGAATTTGGCAAAACAGGCTGCAGAGGCCAGTGGAACTCAACTTCCAGATTGGATGGAGAAGGGTAGGGTAGAGCTTACCAAACGGGTTCGACTTGCCGAAGATTTCACTTCAGCTCGAAACGCCTTGACCTTCAATCTCGCCCATGGAAAACTCAGCCAAGGCTTCACCGACAAAGATCGCGAGTTCGTTAACAATATTAATGCTGGACCGGAAACCAGTATCGCTGGTAATAAGGCCCTTCTTGAAACGGCGCGAGCGAATGCCGAGGACGATAAGAAACTTGCGCAAGTGGCAAGAGATTATCGTAAGAGCGCTGGTGCAGCGGCCACTCCGACAGGGCTTGGCGAGGCGATAGCTGCGTGGCGGGCTGACCATCCACTCTTTGTCAATCCCGATGGTTCGCTGACAGCGAGAGGAAAGAAGATTAATGACATTGCCTATGAGGATACGGCGGCAGCTAAAACGGCTGCACCGCCAGCACCCTCACGAACGATTACCACTAAGGATGAGGGCCGTCCAGTTGTGGGGCCTGACGGTAAACGCTATCGTATCCGGGGTGGCGAGCTTGTTCCGGAGGAGACGCCCTAATGGCTGAACTTCCAGAGGGCTTTTCATTCATCGACGAGCCGAAAGGAGATCAAGCTCCTTCAGTTCTTCCTGCGGGCTTTAGTTTCGCTGATGAAGCCCCCGCAAAACCGAATTTGGTCTCCAAGATTATCGGTGCTATTACCGATGAGACTCCTGAGGTTCCGATCTCTCCTGGCTCTGCGATCGGTATGGCCAGGGCGGTTTATCATGGAGTTCCGGCGCTGAAAAAGATCTTTAGCGGCGAGGTCCAATATCATCCTGGAGGACAAGTCTATGACCCGGAATCGGATAAAGCCTTTGAAGATGTCAAGGGTCTTCTTGGTTTCCTTGGCGGCCGCGGCCGGGCTGCGCCTGAAGTCGGCCGGATGGCTGCTGATTTTGGTCCCGCTGTTGCACGTGCACTTGATGAAGCCGCGATGGCCAGGAGGATTCCTCGACCGGCTGGTAGAATGGTATCGCCAGAGGAAGCTGGTGGGGTATTGGCACCCAAGATTGAGGCCTCTCCCATTCCAGTACGGGGTCTTAGTGGCGCAGAGGGAAACGAAGCGACGTTCGATCGACTGGTAAACCTGGGGACTGGAAAGAACCCGGATGACATTTCTGTCATTCATCGGATGAGAGGGAGCGTTGCTCCAGAGGATTGGTCCAAGGTTCAGACCGCGGCGCTCGATCGCTACAATGATTTAAGCGTTGCAGGCAAGAATGCGATTTTCCCTGACAAGGAGCTTCGTTCTCATCTTGATAATTTCTTCGATGTCGAGGCACGAGTGCCTAAGTGGGCAGCCCTGGATCAAACTCCAGGAAAACCACAGATCCCTAAGGCACTTATGGTCGGGGCGGCGGTTGGCGCTTTGGTTAGTCCCAGTCATGCGCTCGCGGCGGTTCTTGGGGTTGCTGGAATGAAACGGGCACTTTCGCAGCCCGCTGGTGCGGCATCGGCCGCAGCGTGGGCTAAGCGTTATGAGAGCCTCGTTCGACGGCCCTCGCCTGCAACGCTTATGGCGTTTACGACAGCCTCGAAAAACCTCAACAATACAACCGGCTCGGATGCTTCAATGGAAGATTACCTTAAAGCTTTTAACATAACCGCAGAGACGGGGGACTAAGATGGGCACTCAGTGGAATCGGTCCGGCCTGATCGAGCGGGACGACAACGACGATAGAACTAACGCCAAGGCGTTCTTCTACAATACTGGAACTACAAACGCTCTTCAAGTTTTTCAAGATGCTGCCGAGGGTACTCCCCATGCACAACCTGTCATTGCGTCACAAGGACGCTGGCCAGCAGTTTACATCCCATTTACTGCAGGCTATGATGTGCGAGTCCTCGATGAAAGAGACATTGAACTTTACTACTTCACTAATATCCCCAATCCTGATCCAGTTGACGTTTCGGTCACTATCGCGCCGGAGGAAAAAGTCCAGACCGGAATGATCCATGGAGAGTTCGTCAATGCACCGAAATCTGGATATATTCGCCTTAATGGTCGAACTATTGGCAATGGAGCGAGTGGCGCAACGGAGCGAGCTAACGCCGATACAGTCAATCTGTTCACTTATCTCTGGACTAACCTTGCTGATGCTCAGGCTCCAGTTTCTGGCGGTCGAGGTGCAAGCGCCGCTGCAGACTATGCTGCGAATAAGACCATAACCCCTCCAGGGATGCAAGGAAAAAATCTTATCGGTCTCGATGATATGGGCAATGTTGCAGCTGGGGCCTTCCCAGCTGAGGTTCCATTCTCAAGCGGAAACGCTACAACAGCAGGATCGGCGGCGGGCGCGAATAATCATTTACTGACAGTGCCACAACTTGCCTCTCACGATCACTCAGCGACTTCAGCCGCTGCCGGCTCTCACAATCACAGCGGCGCAACTGGAACAGAAGCAGCACATACTCATACCGGAACAACTGGGGTAGAGAGTGCTACCCATACCCACATTGATAGCGGACACACCCATGCAACCTGCGGGAGTGGAGGGAATTTTGCGCCTGTAGCTGTGACCCCGCAGACAGGTGGCGCGTCAGGTAACTATTGGCGATCCGATGCCGGAGGCACAAATCTTACAGGGGGCGCATCGGCAGTATTAGGGACACAAACCGCTAATCACACCCACTCTTTCACCTCAAACGCTGGATCAGCCCACTCGCATACTATTCCCAGCGACGGTTCCCATAGTCACACTATCACAGTCAACACTAATGGCTCTGGCGCAGGTCACAATAACCTTAACTCTTCTCGAACCGTCACCTGGTTCATGAAGTTGTGAGGACGAAATGTATAGTGGCGGGTTGAAACCCATTTCCAATCTTGCGACTTGGACCGACACTGTTGAAATCATCAGTGTTGATGATGGGACTCCACTGGACTTCACAGATGTGACCGAAGTCACACTGACTGTCGCCGACAGGAGTCAAAATCTTCTTGTGCTGAAGAAGTCTACCGGGGATATTATTCTTCCTACGAATGGGGTGATCCAGTGGCGGGCTGAGGCCACAGTGATGGCTGGCATGGTACCAGGAAACTTCTACGTCGGTATTCTGATCTCAACCAGTACCGACGCGGTGCAGCTTTTCCTTGGTACTCTTTCAATCGTGAGAGGACTGTGATGGGTGATGTGGAAGAACTGAAGTGGTTCAAAGAAACTTTCGGGGCGGACATCGAAAAGGGACTTGAGGGAACACCATTCACTGTCGATATGCTCGCAGCGATTGCGCTGCAGGAGACGGGTGAAGTCTGGCCGTTGCTTCGCAAAAAGCTTCCAAAGGATAAAATCCTGGCTCTCTGTGTCGGCGATACGCTCGATGCGCCTTCGCGCTCGGCTTTTCCGAAGAACAAAGTCGAACTGATGAAAGCTCCGCAAGGGGCTGAGATGTGGCGGATAGCACGAGCCGCGCTGGTCGAGATGGCTGAGTACATTAAGTCGTACGCGGGCGCGGCGAAGAACCCGGATAAGTTTTGCCACGGCTACGGCATCTGGCAATACGACATTCAGTTCTTTAAAGAAGATCCTGAGTATTTCCTTCAATGCAAGTGGTATTCGCTTAGCGAATGCTTGAAGAAAGCCATTGGCGAGCTTCGCGCGGCGCAAAAGCGCGCGGGACTGAATCATCAATCGAAACTCTCAAACGAGGAGATGGCTCACGTAGCCATTGCTTATAATCGCGGAGGCTATAACCCTGATCGAGGGCTGAAGCAGGGTTATCGAGATGCGGGTGGCATCTACTATGGCGAGCACTTCGCCAATTTCCTCAAACTCTCACAAGCTGCAGGAAAGGAGGCTTAATGGACGGTTGGTTCGCCTTTGGAGCAATCTTGCTCCTGGGTTTCGTTCTGGGGCTGTCACTATCTAGTGGAGTTCTCGGGTTACTCTCTTGGCCTGTAATAGTTCTCTGCTGGGTAGTTTTCATCGTTGGCTATCTTGCCAACATAATAGGAGTGAAGAACAATGCAAGGGACTAAGAATATCCTCGAATCAAAAACTATCTGGGGCGGGATGGTAGCTGTTCTCGCTGCTGTGATAGGTCTGGGTCACTACACAATCTCCCCGGCTGATCAAGCCGGTCTTACCGATTTGCTGACCAATGGGGCAGCGGTTATCGGCGGAATGCTGGCCGTCTACGGGAGAATTGTCGCCTCGAAGGAGGTAAAGGTATGAGAAATGTGCGAAGGCTTTTGGCAGTTTGCGCTGCCGCTTTCGCCGTTTCGACGCTCGCGACACAGGCGATTGCCCAAGCTGATCCGAATGCCAGAAATGCTACTGGCAGACCGTTCAAGCCCATCATTGCGCCGACAGGTGATGGAAAGGAACTACCGTCGGACGATCTATGGAGGAAAATCAGGGAAGCTGCGATTCCAGACCTGAAGTATTCGGAGGCTCTAGCACTCAATGTCGGAACAACAAGATCGGCTGCTCGGGCCAAATGCTATACAGCGCTTGTCAAAGCTAATGAACAAGCGAATGGCGTTGGCATCAAAGATGCCTCGGGAGTCCCGATTGGTGATCCTCCGAATCCGCACCTCATCACGGCCTTCGAACAGGCGGCCGAGATTATAGACAATCTCGCCCCTGACTCGCCTGTTATGCTTGGCTGTTCTGAGGCAGCACAGCTGTTTCGCGTAACCGCGGCGCAGTTCATCTCGTCCCTTATCACTGGTATGGCGTTGCTGCCTAAAGTGCCGTAAGATAAGAAACGTCAGAGGTCCCTAACAATCCCCTGGGGAGCAGCGATGACTACACCACGGAAGTTCGACATAGAGAGTGCGATAAACCAAGGCTTAGGTGAGGTCGAGTTTCATAACCGGGAGCTTCTGCCTGAGGAGCGAGGAGAGCTAAGAGCGATGTTGGCTCTCTACCGATATGAAATAGAAAAGAAACGAAGGCGAAAAGATCGTTGGCAGAGCTTCACACTGATTCTCGGATTGCCTACAGCGCTCGCGGCACTTGTTGTGATCGCTGACAGACTTTGGGCGGTCCTTACAAAAGGACACTGACATGGAATGCAGGTTCAATATCTGTCGATGGGGGCCTCTGACTGTATTGTTCGGGTTAAGTGCCTGGGCAGGAATCGCGGTCTACGAGCATTTTCTCCGAGAGCCGGTTTGGCGATTTGAGAAGGCTTGGCTGAAGCCCTACGCCGATCCGGTCAGAGGAATAGGACCTGGGACTGTTGAGAACGAAATCTTGATCCTTAACAGAAATGACATTATTAGAGGGACTGATGTAACATTCTGTAAGCGCGGCAAATGGACAACTCTTGTTCATTTTGCCGAGACCGTCCAGAACTTTATTCCGCTGAACTCAAAGGGCGAATCGATTGTAGGGGATTGGAAGTCCGCTGGTGTTCATCTAATTCGTAAGCCTGGACGGGCGGTGGCGCTGAACGAATGCAGAACTGATCCTACCCGACTTGACACCAGCCTCGGTGTCGGAGATTGGGGGCTTCGAGCCGAATCTCGGTTCTATGTCTGGTACGATCCGTTCTGGCCGGTAACAACTGCGATCATTGTCGCAAGATTTAGGGTGATAGAATGATGAATCCAGGGCCTGTAGAGGAGGGCGGAAAAGCTATCGCCGTCGTCGGCGATGTGATGAAGTCGCAACCGCTGGCATTTGGCATCCTCGTAGTCAACGTTCTGTGGATAGCCTTCTTTACCTACTTTGCGCTGTCGCTTAAGGGGCGCAACGAGGATGAACGGAAGTACTTTAAGGCTGAAATCACGGAATGTAGGCAAGAGCTTAAAGCTCATCAGTGACCTTCCATCCTCGAGCTTTTCGATCCAGGCTTGTAACCTGCAATGCCGTTTTTATCAGTGACGATTTCGAACATCTTAGATTTGACCATAATCTCGATCACGCGCATAACAGAATGCGCGGGAATTCGTTCTTTAAGGAAATGAACTATTCGGTGCTCTGCGATTGGATTTCGCTCCTTCGCGAATAGCGTCCAAACGAACTGCCAGGTGTCTTCCATCGCGGTTGAGTCGCCGCCACTGATCGCGGCTTTGAAGATGTCAGGCATGTAGGTTTCGGCCTCAATGAGCCAATTAAGAGCCTCGGCATAATTCTCGAGGGTTATAACAAGATTGGTCGATCTAGAGATCGATGAGATCATTGAGAGCTTCAACAGTTGTGTTAATCGTCTTGTATTGTAATATAGAAGTCTGGATGCAGAAGGCTCAGGTTGACAGCCGCCTTTATTCCAGGCGCGTATTGCCTCTGCTGCTTCTGGAGTAAATGACATTTTCCCAAATGTCTGTGCAATTGCCTTGAGGTCGGCGCTAAGTCCACTGTAAAGGATTCCAAGATTAGGTGTGGCGGCTTCTTCGAAAGGATCACGGTACGTCCGTTCGCCTGAATAAATAAGGATGGTGCGGGAGATAAATCCTTGATCCCAAGCGCCCGGAGGCATAACTCCATTAAGATAGGACGGTGTGGTGGCTCCGAGTAGATTAATTTGAGGATGCAGAATCTTGATTCTAAGGTCTCGTCCCCTTCGTTTCTGATCAACCATTTCCCCGTCCCAGATGTCAGTGAGATTGTTGAGAAGCGTCGGCTCCCATGCTGGAATAAGAACGCCGAGTTCTCGGGAGAGAACAGTGAGGGAGTTAAATTCCACATAAGGAGGATCTCCGATAACTATGATGCGGCGAGTCGCCTCGTTGAGGGCGTCTATGAGCGACGCTCCGGTCATATCTGAGGGGCCGATATGGAGGTCGCTGATCGCACGAAGCATAGACGAGCCAAACTTCATGGCCTCGCCCTTGCCGATACCAGGAGGACCAACGAGGATTACGTAGAGACCTGGATACAGGTCAGAACCCATAGTTCTGACCCAGATTCTCCGTTCCATAGCTGCGGCTACAAAGGAAATCGCTGCCCATTTACGCAGTATTGGCGGTGATGGTAGGATGTCCGTAAATTCGAGGTAGCCTTCAATCCAGCTATCAAGTGCTCGTCCGTTGACGGTCATCGGGCCACTTGGCTAAGCCTAAAGGGTTGCCGTCGGCAAAGGTTTCTTTCTTTGGGTCGATTTTGGCCCAATTCCAGCCTACCTTCACGTCAACAGGAACACTGAAGCGGCGACCGCCGCGAAGCTCCAGTGGAACCACCATGGCTTTCTTAACTTGTGGGATAATCTCATCTTCTTTCTCCCCAGGATATTGGATTAGGATTGAGTCGTGGACCTGCAAGAGCAGGTCGAATAGCCCGAGTCTCCAGGCCCAAAGCATTCCGTGGTTCATCTCGTCCGCGGTCATTGACTGGCCCATGTGGGCCACAGCCTGCTTGAGGGTGTCGCGAAAGCGAGGATCGGCCTTGTCGGAACGATAGCCGAAAAACCAGCGCTTTCGGCCGAAGGGCGTGATTAAGTGGCCGCGCTCGTGGACTTCGGTGGCGATGTAGTCGTGAAGCTGGCGAATGCCAGGAAAGGCCCGAAAATAGAGTTTCTCCTGAAATTCCTTTATGGTGTCGGCTGGGATTTTGGTGTGCTTTGACATTTCAAAGGGCGTACCGAGATAATTAGTTCCGTGTCCGAGCACTTTACAGACATGACGCAAACTATGGTGTCGGTAGTATAGATGCTCGGCCACTTCCCGATCTTTCTTTGGATCGCCTGTCCAATCCCAAGCTGGCATAGCAAGTTTTGAAACTGAGGTATGGAGATCTCCTGATTCGCATGAATTGAGGTAAATGTCATCTCCGAGGTATTCATAGCACAGGGCTCCTATGTTTCGCGCATCCGCTTGTTCGAGGTCGATGTTGGCGAACTTCATGCCAGGATCAGGGATGAATACCCTTCGAAGACGCTCCTCAATGTTTTGTGCATTTCCCCCGGTCCCGAAATCACTAAGAGAACTTGCAAATCTTCCCGTGGTTGTGGCAGCAATGCCAAAAGACGTTCTAAATCGGCTATCCTCGTCAATATCGGTCTCAAGTACGGAAACTTTTTTGCCAAGATCTCTAAGAGAAAGAAGATGCGAAATGATTGGCTGGGCGATAAAGTGCAACGATAGCTTTTCAAGTGCTTCCCGATTGACTGTCCGCGCGAATTCGCCTTGCGCGTTGCGCTTACGAACTTCAGGCAAGCGTAGAACATCGTAAAGGAGATTTCCAATCTGGTCAGGAGAGCGCCAGGCTTTCGCGGTTTTAGTATTCTTAAAGTCGGTGTATCCGACTCCTTCGTGTACGATAGCATATAGCTGTTGTTCCAGGCGATCAATATCCAATTTATAGGCGGAGATGGCGGCTCGACGAGCGGTTTCATCTATGAGGACTCCCCTCATGTTCATGTCGAGCAC